CAGACAAAGTGATGGTTCTGCCAAGGTGCTTTGACAGGGTTGCTTCATTGTTTGCAGGGATAGTCACGATACTCACCTCTAGAAGTTCTGATTTAGGAAATAAATACCCAGACTTTCCATGATGGGGATGGTCGCTGGGTAGGTTTGAGCGAAGTATAGTAGACTTCGGTTGGAAGCCGACTGATACAGCGTTGATATAACCGGCTCGCACTTTTCGCTCTACGTTCTGTGCAAGTTCATCTTCTTTGTCAAAAGTCACATCAATCATCAACTGTCCATCTTTCAAGTATGCTTTTCCTTTACCGATTGGCAGCTGCTGTGGATTGTGATTTAATAGGATTACAGGATTGCGCTCATATGCTTTCAAGTCCCAGCCTGACTGCTCTACAACATCACCATATCTATCTGGATTGGCAGTGCTGGCAACGAAAGTGACTTTGTCTTTATCGGCTGCTGCTTTTGCTGTATTAAAATCTCTGAAAATCATATTTTACCCTTTTCCATATATCGGTATAGCATATCCGAAATGATTTCAAGCACTTATTTCCTTTCCCTATATTTCTCATGACATTCTTCTTTGTCTTTTCCATAGAGTGCACAGTGCTCAATAATGCTATAACTGTTCGCCACGTTGCTGATTTCCTCGCACTCGTTGCCACTTGTTTTCGCATCAACCCCCCTTGTCATCATTCGGCAAAACATTTCCCGACAAAGCAAGTTGTCATATTTTTCTATGTACTCTATTGAACACGGTTCCAGTAGCAAATCAGTATCTGTCAGCTGCTTGATTATTTCCTGCTGCTGGGTTGCAACCTGCTCAACCTGTTGCACTACTGGTTCCGGCTTTTCTTTTGTTGCAACGATTGCCGAAACTCCACCGATTATCAAACCAGCTAGACCAACTATCACATATCCTGTAATCATATCTTCCTCCACATTTATTCCCTTATCACCGGTGCGATTGTGCAACGACAGTTTATATCTAGAGCGGCTTCACCAAACCCAGCAGGAGCAGCAGCAGATTTTCCACCTATTTCAAAATCTTCGCCAGCAGGTATCGGTTCGTTTCTTGTCTGCCTGTCAAGTTGGTAGTGACTGTCGCGCGTTCTGTCGTCACGACTTGAAATCCATCGTTTGAGCACCTGCACATCTTCCACGCGTGAAAACATATCGTACGCTTCTGCTGTCGCTGTGTTTATCGCCCTTGTCGTGTCTGTGCGATACGCCTTGCTCGACGCTCACTGAAAGTCAGCGATGAACGAATGTTCTTTGCTATATCGCGATTGGATAGACCCTCTAAGACTCCATTGTTTACGATGCGCCGGATTGATGTTTCGTTGGTGTTGACAAGCTGCTTGGCAAGTTTACTTGTCAATCTGTCTGGCAGTGTACGACCATTGAACAGCATATCAGTTCCGCGCATCCGGTCTGTCAAGTTGTACAACTCATCCAACTGGTCATTGCCAGTCAATATAAACACTGTCCGGAATGCCTTGCCGATAATCCGTTTCACTTCGTTGATTTCAAACACCCTACCAAGTACAGTACGATAATCAATCGCTTTGCTTTGTTTAACCTGTTCGGCGCGAAGCACTTCCGCTCTTTTAACGTATCTTTCTACTGCTGCTTCTAAATATATTTCTGTCGCTCTTTTAATCTGTCGCTCTGCTGGGTTGACTGCCTTTTCTATCCACCGCTCCCAGTAGCGAGTGTCGGCATCTACCGATACGAACTGCTTTGCATTTATCTTCGCCTTTTCTTCGGAGATTACTGCTCGCATATGGTCTAATCCTCTGCTGCCAACGACTAGCCACTTTATTTGAGCAACGACACCGGCTAGTCTATGGTCTTTGAAATGCCGAGCGGCCCACGCCTCGCGCAATCGTAGAGCCTTTTCTTCTGTTCGTGTCTGAGCTATGCTGCTGTCACGTTGAGCAATAGGCAACAATCGCCGGAATTGTTTATTGCCCAGTATGTTCCCACCTTTTTTCCAGATTTGCGGATACTCCTCTTTCAGCTTCAGTGCTTCTGCATGAGGGAAGCGTTCGTAATCACTGTTGCGAAGTGCAACTTGCTTGTCATCACCATCGCTTGGAAAGTTCGTTGGGTCTGTATCACCAACCGAACCACGAACGACAATGCCAAGTTCATCTATCTTTTTTTTTTCGTCTAGCTCTTGTCGCACCGGATGGTCTTCGTGCAGCAGGTCGGTGTCGTGCTTTCCGCCTTTGTACTTTCCTTTTTCAAGTGCATACAAGAATGAGTTGACACGCGCGAGTCCCCATTGCTCCGGCGATTGCACGTTCGGTCGCACTGACGATGGATTGGTTTTATATGCACCAACACCCCTCCAAAAGACAACAGCGAGCCGGAACTTTGTTGTACGTTTCGCCGGCTTGTCCCCGACTTTCTCATTATGTTCACTTGCTTTTTTCTCCACTGATTTCTTTGCTCTTTCTGGCATCTTTTCAAATGCTTCTTTCATGTTGCCAATCTTGGCAAGTTCATCCTCTTTTGCTCGCTCAAATATAGCCAGCAAAGCATTTTCTATCTTTTGCTCCTGCTGTTCACTTTCAACTGCTTTTGATACTCCAAACGGGCTATCATCAAGACCCTCGTACGAGTATGCAGCAGCAGGAGACATTCCATTGTCAATATGCATGACAACTCTATCCAGCTTTTCTGTTCGTACAGCTTGCAAAGCATCGACACTAGAAAAATCAACTTCAACTCGCAATGCAGTGTCGGACATTCTGGCAATTCTGGTCATAAACTGCTCTAACTTTCGCGCTCTCTTTTGCTGTATCTCCCAATAGGTGATGGTCGCCTGTCGTGCTGTTGCATAGTTGGCATCCGGAAGTCCCAGCACAGTAGATGGAACTCCACAGACTGCACTGATGTTTTCCCGTACAAGTGTTCGCAGTGCTTGAAACTCAATGTCACGAGGGGACAGGTTGAGCGTTTCCACCTTGATCTGTCCGGACAATGCCATCGCTCCGCCGTGTTCTGTCATTGCTTTGTACGCTTGAGTAATTTCTTGTCGTCGTCGCCTGTCCCATATATCAGCTGGGTCAACAGGGGAAATAAGAACATCGGGTCGTCCTTGCTTGGATACCGATGCACTCATTCGTTGAGCATTGATGTCAGCAGTTATTTCCTCGTTCAGTGCTTCCACAATTCCCGAACCATACAACTCACCGCGACTTTCAATGTCCCAACTTGCATTGCGAATATGGACAACTCGTTCCGGTGCATAGAGCACTTGACTTCCGCCATCTGTGTATTCAAAAGAACCGACCATCTTTACAGGGTCTGGAACAATCCGTACATTCTCCGGATGCAGGCGATACAAGCTGGTTGGAGCACTTTCGTTCCCGACAATCAGCGTATAGCAGTTTCCAGTCAGCATCAAGTCAACGATAAACTGTTCCCGAAACAAGTATCCATCAACAGTGCTGCTAGGCTGTTTGAACAAATCCAATACTGGATGGTCTACGACTTCCTGTGTAGAAGCACCCTCGCCCCGAAGCAGTTTGATAGGCAGCGAAGCAATGTCTTGCGATGCACGGGAAACACAGGCGTTCGTATAAGCGTGCCGAGCATATACTGCCATTGATTGTCGTGGGCTGAATGTCGGCGCGACACCGTTTCCAACAGACCATGACGCTCCATGTTCGGGGACTTCTGGATTTTGTTGGATTTGTCCGAATGCTCGCAATACAAAGTTCGGCATCAATCGTGTAATCCACGTCTGTTTTTCGGGGTATTGTTTGCTCATATCTGCTCCTGCTGCTGTTCAATAATACCTTATCAAATAGGGTCGTTCAAGTCATTGCTTTGTTGTTCAAGGTGCTCAATGTGATTACTGCCAGCAAAGACGAACGCAGCTGTGATTATATGTTTGCAGTATCCACTCGTATCTTTCATGCGATAAATAAAGTTTTTACAGGTGCAATCAACGATGCCATTCTGCTTGATTGTGACGGTATGAGTTGTGATACTACCCAGTGAATAAACGAAGCCGGTTATTTCAGCAGGAACAGCAGGCTTCTTTTCCATAGTGAGTTTCATATATCGGCAATCAGCCAGTCTTTGCGAATACTGTGCAACTCGCTTTTCGCAGAAATCATCGTCTGCCATCAAATCGAAAGTCTGCTGTCGAAAATAGGCTAAAATTTTATCAATAACTTGGTCAAACATATATGCTCCTAACTGTCCTTAAGTATTGCATAGGATGCGTTCAAGTAATGCATTTCTTCTTCTGTTTCTGTTAACTTTTCTAACGCTTTCAACAGAAATACGAAATAAGAAGTTTTCGGCATCGTGCGACCTTTGACCCAGTTCTGGACATCTTTTGTGCTGACACCTGCTGTATCAGCCAGCTGCTTGATACTGATGTTGTTTTTTTCTAGCAAGTTCTGGAGCCAGAGTGCAAAGTGAGGATTTTTCATGTTTTCTCCTATTGATGCAGTTGCCATCGTTTAAGGAATGCTATTTCGTATCTGAGTGCATCCAGAGCATGGTCGTTCGCTTTTACTGGCTTATCTTGCCCTTTACCGGTGCTCCACTTGTACAGTCGCAGTTCCCGAAGCAGGTTCTTGCAGTTGGAATGGATTACAAGGTGAGGCATCCCTGCTGCATCCAGTGCCAATCGTTCTTTCACCCAGTTGATAGTTTCCACGACACCGAGATGCTTCGGTGCTGGCTTCGTATCAATACTGCACTCACGCATCAATGTCATCCTGCCATCCCTGCTTTCTGGGTCGGCAACTGTCCATCGGTAGTGTTCCCTTTTTCTTCTTTGTATATCATTCAGCCTGCGACCGTTTTCCAAGCTGGTCTTTTCGGTTTGATAGTATTCGTCATAGACATGCAATACATCATCTCGCTCATCGTGTGCAAAGTATAGGCAACAGAACGGATTACGAACACCGAAGTCAATCGCCCTATCCCGTGACCAGTCAGCAGGCGGAACAAAGCTTTCAACGACATGTATTTCCCTTTTGAACTCGCTGTATACTAGTCCCTGCTGGTTCGTGAACTCACCGAACAGCCTGCTTCGCTGTGCTTCTTCTGACATATGAGCAATCGCCTTTCGCATCTTGACAGAGGATATATATGGGTTGTCCAATCCACTGATAGAATACTTGCCATATCCAATCTGTGGATTTTCAATGAAAACATCGTGCACCCATGTAATCCCTTTTAAGGGTGTCATGGTACATATCACCTTTCCTCGCAAATCAATACATCGCAGCATACTTTCGTCAAAAATATCTTTCGGGTGTTCTTCGTCAAGAACTACCAACGACACAGAGCCGCCCTGATACTTCTCACGACCACTTTCAGAAGATAGGGATAGTATCTTCCCTCCGTTCGGCAAAAGAGTCC